CGTCCAACCGAATGCCAAAGTACGGCGGTCGGGTTATTGAATCCATGGTCTAGCGAGTTATATATCTTGCGCGATGGATGCAGCAGTTCCGTAATTGGAATGTAGTTCGGACCATCAGGGTAAATCACATGCACAAGCGGATTAAACGACTTGAAAACCAGGCCGCCCATTTGCACGAACTTACCCTTGCCGCGTGCTTCACGTTCGTCTTTGCTAAGACCAGCAAGATACAGTTCGATTTCAGATGGATTGAGATGTGGGTTTTCAGACATCTCCGCTTCGACGACGAAGATACTATCCGAACCTTCGGTACCGGGCTGATATACCTCATCGTAAATCCACGTCATGCCTTCAACTGGCGTCATCGATATCCACCAGTATCCACCAGTGTCAATCAGACGCGCCTTGCATTCGTTGAAGATATCCTTCGGTGGCTCCTCGTCGAAGTGGATAAACTCTCGCGATGTACCCGCGAACTTATCCAACTCCTGGTCATATGACATGAACTCAACCGAACTACCATTTGCCAGGTTGAGAACTTTCAGGCTTTCCTGCCAAGCCGAATACCAGCTACCACCCTTTAACTCACTCGGCGGGAGCCATCTTGCATATTCGGGCAAAAGGATTTTCTTAATTCCGTTAGGGAAATCGACTCCGACAACTCGGCCACGAATTGGCCTCTCCGGAGTTGCAATGAGGGGTGGTTTGCCATACGGATGCTTTCCAGTAAGTCGCCAAATTCCTTCAACCACACCAGCGGTTGTTTTACCGGATCGGTTTCCTCCAATGTAGAGGCGGCCTTTGATTTGCTTGCGATGGAAGATGTCTTGCTTGGCATGTGGTTTATATCCTAAGACATTAGGCCGGACTGCTGCGGTACGAAGCCCGGTAATGATTTGAGAGATGATATCGTCAGTAGATACCGCTGGCTTCCTGGATGGCATTAGGTTGTCGATTCATAGACGGTAGTAAATCCAAAGAAGTTACCCGAACTCGCAGTCCAAGTAAACGGAACAGTCGGGCCCCAAGGGTTTGCATTCAGGTGACTTGAAAGGATTAGATTGGTCGAGTTGATAAGCGAAGCAACTCCGGTGTAGTTGTTAACACCGCCCTGCTGCCCCAAAACTGCGCCAAGAGAAGCCGTCTGAATATTAGATGATCCTGGCGGAACAACGGCCGTAAAAGGAAGTGGAAACTTCCAAAAATCAGTTCCGAAAGTAGTTCCAGTTCCGGCGGTAACTCCTAGCTTATACCAAACAGTGGTCCCAATCTTTAGGTATTTGGCCCAAAGCTTGCCAGATCCTATTGCTGGAGCCGTTCCACTGTTTGCTAGCCACAATCCACCGGTGCCGCTTCCTGGTGTGATATCAGTCCATTTACCTAGGACTCCCGCTATGGCGGCGATAGCAGTCGTATCCGTTATCAGCTTCGAACTTCCACCATTGTGCGTGTGATCGCCAGGACTTGCCTGCGTGCCACGATATCCGAGCGAATGGTGTTGAGATAACGTTGACGAATCCACATCGGATTGTCGGTGCATATCCTGTACGGACTGCGGGTCATATTGTGTACTCTGGGGGGCTAAAGCTTTTTGGTTATTTTCCTCTTCGTAATCCCCCGCATCATACTCTGGCTGGTTTCTCATAGCTGATTCGCCGCCGAACCGAGATGATTAACGAACCAGTTGTGAGTATATGGGCTGGCTGGAAAACCAAAGCTAGTTGGACTTCCACTAGTTGATGAAACCCACGCGCAAGTTTTAGCCCAAATGCTAAAAGTGTACTGCGCAGCTGGCAAGTTAAACGGAACCTCGCCGAAGACCGATTTGATATCACCCTGTTCTGTGCCAGCATTGGTAAGCAATGCCATGGCATCATTCCATATTGGCATAGACAATGCCACATTAGACGACGTGCTAGCCGAAGCGCCAGTGTTGATATACAGCCACAGTTGAAATCCAAGGTTCGACGGTGGAATACTGAACGTAACAACCGTTCCAGTTGGATAAGTTCCGTTGTTATTGACGTACTGGAAAGTTCCGGAGACGGTCGCTATTCCATTTCCACCAGGCCAGTTGCTACCTGGCGTGACCGAATCCAGCATGGTTAAAGTAAGAGCTGTGGTCCACGATGTACTAGATGTCAACGTGCGATTTACCACAACACCTTTTCGCGCATTAGCGCTAGAGCTCATATACGGCACCAAAACTGGGGCGATGGCCCCGTTTGGATATACCACTCGGTACATGGTTTTGCTGGTAGTGTTATAAATTAGCTGACCATCTGAGTATGAGGCCAGGTTTGGATATCCAGCAACTTCTAGGGCGTTAACGTTATTGTCGAGAATCGTCGTGTTTGCATTTACCGTGCCGTTAACATCCACCACATCGTTATCGCCAGGAACCCAAAGTGCAAAGCGGGAGGTTTTGTTCACTGGATATACCCCCTCAGAAAAGAGTCAACGCCACGGAATGAACCGTTAGCAGAGTACGTCACTCCCCCACCGGTTACAACCTGAGCCGTGACTCCGATATGGAACGTTGAGCCAATGGTAAATGTACTGGATGGCATGGGTACGCAGAAATCAACCCCGCCAGATTCAGATCCCGAGGTGCGGTATGATGAAGCCGTTTGATAAAGCAGAGTCGAACCTGTGGTAATGGCGCCGGCACCATATCTGATTCGCCAAATGATCCTGGGCATAGCAATTGAGGTCGCTGTAAAAGCTGGACCCAAAGCAACCAGCTTCCCACGCAATAGCATTGAGCCGTGGGAAATGAACGTTGAATCGGACATGACAGCTTCAGTGCCAGCGCTAGGAATTGCGGTTGTTAAACCATTCCATGGCGATGTACTTGAGTCAAAGTTCAAATCCAACTGACCGCTGACGTATGAAGAGAAATAGTTATCCGATGGTGCACTGTCGTGATAACTCAGTTGTGTAGTATCAGTTCGTAAATTGAGCTGACCATCCGTCTGCCCAGTCGGCGCCCCAGCTGAAATGGTTGCGCCAACGACGCCATCCAGGATATTGAAGTTAGCTGTTATCGCTTTCGGGCCCGCGCCCGGAGCATCAGGGTCAATAAGCTCTGAAATATCAGGTAGATTCAAACTCCAACGCGGAGTGTGTGTGTTCACGAAGCCCCGCCAACATGTTCGCAGTGAATAAAGGTTTCACCGTTAGCTGAGCCACCGGCATATACGCGATAGTTGAAGGTTCCCCCACCAAAGGCGGTGGCCTGAAGTGATATCGTATAGTTCGCCGTATTCACCGTAGTGTTTCTGGCTATGACTTCACCGGACATCGTTACGTACCAAACGTTAGCGCCACCGTAAATGCCCTGGTCATAAACGAAAGCATCGTGCATTTGCAATGGCGCGGTGGCTACTGTTGCGTTATTTAAATCTGTGATTTTGAAAGTCCACTGCATATTGCCCGAAGGGTCGAAATCGGCCAGCCAAAATCGAACCGTTATTTGTACTCGGATTCGATAGGTGCTTTTCGCACCGAGTGCAGTAACGATTGAGATTGGTGTATACGAGGAACCAGAGGATTCCAACGGACCGCTTGGCGAAATTCCGGAGAAACTGTCATTTGAATACTGTTGTCCTAGCGGAATTGGTCTACCCACCGGACCGGTACCGAATGTTGTGCCATCAGTTGAAACATATATTGCTGGCCCAGCGTCAATGCCATTTACGGTTGTGCCAGTTTTAACGCCAAGCTGACCGGTATAAGTTGCAGCGCCCGCTCGCGTTGGCATGCCAATTTCAGCGTCTAGTATTTGAAGGTTCGGGTCATAGTAGACACCGTGGTCCCCCACATCGCTAGCCGCTGGAACCGCCATCTTCAATCGAGTAGTGAGCGTCATTTAATCTTCACCTCCCTTGAGCAATTCACCCTGTAAAACTCCACCTGTAGTTTGAATATCATTCGCGATAGCCTGAAGCAGCTTAGGATCGTGAACGTGCTTTTGCACAGATTCAATAACTTGGACCAAAGCCTGCTGCACATTGATTGTTTGCTGCTGACCCTGAGTATGGCGCCCGGTTATTTCATAGAAAAGCTTCATAGCCGAAACATCACCTTGAGTGGCAGCCTCAATTAGCGCTAGGTGCACCATGCCAATCGAATTGCCGAGGAGCTTTTCGGTTTGCTCTCGAATGTAATTGGCGTAGGTTGGATCCTTACACCAGTTGGCATATGTAGCGGGCGAGATACCGAAGTCGTCAAGCTTCTTCTTATTGCTGCGGCGGTCTGCCATATTGCACATTGAGTTAGCCACAGCGATTTGCTCTGGGGAAAGGTAAGTCCTAGTGAGGATACCATATCCCTTAGCCTGCAACTTGAGCAAGGCGATTTTCAACGAGGCCTTAATTGCAGCTTCACTCATTTGCTGGAACTCAGTTTTCAGTCGCTCCATAGACGGAGCTCTATTCATCTGGTTCCAGTAGTATTCTATAAATGCATTGAACTCCGCGGTTAGCTTATCCTTTTCATCTTGGGTAGCTGGCCGCTTTTGTGGTATCCCGAGCAGTTCCGCGATATTGTCGCTCATCTGTGGGATTTTTTTGCGGGGCGCCACTAAGCCGCTCTCCGTTCTGGAATTGCTCGCGATGTACTCTGATTCTTCTTAATGATATACGCAAAGAACCTAGCCCCATCTTCGGAAAAGATCCTAGCTTCAATCAATGCAGTCAGGACTTCTTTAGGCACGCTGGCCTGAGTTCCGTTTTCAATCGCATATACACTCGCCGGATGCACGCAGAAAGCCTTGCACCAACCAATTTGAGACAGGTTCGGCCAATTGTGCAAACGCCACCGGCGGAAAGTATATGGGTCTAGAGGCTTCTCTGCCATTCCGGTAATGGGCCGGGGGGCCGACATCCGAGTCAACTTGCGGAAGTTTGCATATCCCGCCTCCCAGGCCTGCGGCAATCCGAGCTTGCTAGTGTAATGCTTCACAATCGGATCCGGTGGTGCGCTAAAAAGCCCCTGCTCCACTCGCAAAATATATAACGGCGACACGTTGATTTCGCGACCCAATTGCGCCTGCGTCTTATTGGCCAAAATCCTTGCCTGCAAGAACGGGTTCAGGCTAGGCATCGTCTTATCCGGCGGCTGCTCCGACCAATTCTCGGGGTCGTTGTCGTCTTGCATTTCATATCCAATCATATTCCGGGCCACGGCCTCTGACCTGGGGTTTTGCATCTTTCCCACTTTGATGCGAATGTTCCCATGCCTCTGACCTGGCGTTCTTTCTTTCTGTCGCAAGTTTTGCTAAACTAGTCTCAGGTTTTTTCGGATTTCGGTTTTGTTTTTGGCTTTCAGTTCGCCGCTTGTTTTTGGTTTTCGGTTTCGGTCTGTCTGGTTCCATTTTCCCAAGGTGGTCAATTGCTTGTTGGTTGGTCAACGTTTCATTTACTTTATGGTATAGTGCATTATTTGGGAATGGGAATTTGGTGGTGGTAGGGAAAATCAAAGTCCGCGTGGAAGACTTCACAAGATCGATTGCCCCTGATTTCGCATTTGCAGTCGCAGGCACTAGGATGTGCAGTGCACAACCAAATCAGCGGACATCGAAAGGGCGGACTAAAGAAATGACCACCACGAAGCGGGATATCCTCAAGGCCATTGCGAATCGCACCCACGCAATTGCGAATGCGGTTATCATCCGTGGCGCTGCATATGTTGAATCCATTCTCGACCACATGGATGACCTCATTAGCGACATGGCATGGTGTGAGGAGCAAATCGCATATGTCGATTCCGAATTCACCAATGGCGGCCTTTCGTGGGTTGCATATGACGAGTACACCACGTCATATGAGCAGAGCATCAAGGTGAATTCCGCCAAGGTCAGTGAATTGCGCAACCACATTCGTTTCAGCATGCACATGGTCGAAGGGTTTCGCGACTGATATCTACATCGGGAAATCATGTGCTCGGATATCGAGTGTGTGAAATGAAATCCACCCTCATCCACATCACATAAGGAGCCAACCATGTTTCACCTTATCCTAGGCGTCATATTGTTAACGCTTGTCACGCTCGGACCCATCGTCATTGGCGCAGCATTGGCCATTGTCATTCGCGATTGGATTGTCAGCGGTGGCATTCGTGGCATTCGTGCAATGCGACGGCCCGCCATGATGAGGATCGGGGACATCGCGAACCTGTTTCATGCGCCATATCACGACGACAGTGCAATGATGGTGGCAGACGCCAAGGTGGACATTTGGTGGGACTGATTGCCACGCCACCCAATCGGTTGATCAATTGAACTTGCATTGCGTGCATGGAACGCGCGACATTTGCGTTGACAATTCACATGTGCGCTTTGCTAGGGCAATTGCCCAAATCCAAAAACACACAGAGGGGCGGAACATCAAATGAACATCACCTATCGCATAAGCGCCAAAGAGCGCGCAAAGCTTGAGGTCATTTTGGCCATGCACATCCGCAATCGGGATTGCATTGGCCAGACGGCATATGGGGTCGAGTACTACACCAATAAGGTGAATGAAGTCGCTACCATTCTCGTCTCGGGTAAGCGCACGGTGCCATGCAACATGCCGTCCGCCGCTTTCATGGCGCGCATTGCAGAGGGGGAATAGCAATGGCCACGAAGAAATACATAGTCAAGCTTGCACGTCGGAACATGCGTCGTGAATTGATCGAAGACGTGGATTACACGGAGCAAAACCTGCAATGGGCGCGAGAGCTCATGATGATTGGCGAAATCTCCGTAGCAGACTTTCGCAATCGCAGAAACATCGCCCAAGGCAACGTCGCGAATATGTGG